CATATCATTTTTACAGATGCATGGCACCCAGCTATTATCAATGTAAAATATATGAGTGAACTTCTAAATATTCCGGTTGTAATGCACGGACTTTGGCACGCGGGTTCATATGACCCGAATGATTTTTTAGGTCGGCTCGTAGGAGATAAACCATGGATTAGACACGCTGAACAAGCCTTTATTGGAGCACTAGATCATAATTGGATTGCGACAGAAGAACATTTTCAATTGATATGCAAAACATATGATGTATTTTTAAATTCAACGTTTGATCAAACGGGTTGGCCAATGGAATATACCCATGATATGATTACTCCTAAACCATTTAATGAAAAAGAAAATATTATTGTTTTTCCGCATCGAATAGCACCTGAAAAGCGATTAGATTTATTTCAAGAATTAGCATTGCGGCCGGAATTAGCACATTATCAATTTATTGTAGCAATGGATTTAAATTTGACTAAACCAGAATATCATGAACTTCTTCAAAGATCAAAGTTTGCAGTATCATTTGCAGATCAAGAAACATTGGGAATTTCAATGTATGAATCTGCTTGTGCAGGAGCATGCCCAATTGTTCCTAATAGATTATCATATACAGAAATGTACCATCCTATTTTTAAACAAGCAGATTCAGTAAACGATGCTGTTACTGCAATATTGAAATATGAACAACAAGACTTAACAAATGATATTGCTAAATTAACAAATTATTTACATGACCGATTTTTTTCAGCAACAAGATTAATTAATTTACTAAAAGAATATAAAAACAATGAAAGAACAAGATAAGCGGTTCATATATTTTCCGTCGTTGTCTGCAGGCTCAATGGTCTCGGCATTCAAGAAAGATATGAAATTTGAAAATGGAGACCCGGTAAAGTTCTTCGATTCAAGATATCCAGATAAGTGGAGACATCCATATTTTCTAATCACAGCAGGACACCATTACAAGAAAATGGATTTCCGAGACACGATGGGCTTAGAAAAAGATGTGTTAGTGTTTGGAGACTCAGGTGGATATCAGATAGCAACCGGAGCATTACCATATAGCAATGAATTGCGTGAAAAAATATTTCATTGGCTAGAAGCTAATAGTGATGTAGCAGCAAACTTAGATATTCCACCTAAAACAAAATATCGAAATAAATTTGCAGAATGTGCTGACATTAGTTATGACAATTTTGCTTATTTTGAAAAACATCAAAGTGGTAAGACCAAATACCTTAACATGTTGCAAGGATCTAACACTGATGAATATACTTGGTGGTATCATAAATTTAAGCATTTTGATTTTCAAGGTTGGGCAATTGGAGGTCCACAAAAATTAGTAGACTTTATGTTTGCAGTTGCATTGATGCTCAAAGAAAAAACATTTGAAAATCCTAGACTAGAATATTTGCACTTATTGGGTATTAGCAAAATATCCGACTTTTTTATTCTAGCAACATTGCAAAAATTAATGAATAAGAATTATGGCAATAGAATCTATGTAACAACGGATTCATCATCGCCAGGACAATATCCAGTATTTGGAACATATCTTCATTCAGCAAATTATAAAACACAAACCTTTTCGGAATTGTATTTTCCTAAAAATGCTGAATATAGAAGACAAGCCCATATTCGTCAAGGAAAAATAGGAGAAGTGTCTATTGATCTATCACAACATGTACCATGTGCATTACATTGTCCAGCATGCACCGACTTTACATATGATTTGTTAGGAGGAAAAACAGATGCTGGACTAGATAGATATTCGCAAGAAGCTATGCCAAGAATGGTTGTTCACAATGTGCATTTATATGTGCAATGTGCAGAAGAAATCAATCAACTAGTAGACAGCCATGTAGAATTGCTAGAAACAGTAGTACCAAGAGACTTGTATGATGTTATCTTGTCACTACATGAAATGTTTGCCGATCCTGACGCAGCATTACAAACATATGAAAAATATATTAAAACATATAAAAAGTTTGGTGGAAGTAGCATATCAACCACTGATGCCGAAAATTTCAATAAATACTTTACATTTTAAAAAACAAATAAAACAATGGAAAAAAGCAAATTACAATCATTTATTAATCGTTATTATTTAGCAGGAAATTGCGAGGCAGTTATCCTTAAAGAAAACGAAACAGGTGTCGGCTGTGAATTAATCGACATGGATCAAACCGTAGTTGGTAAGATTCAATGGAATACAACTCCTTTCATGAAAGGTATGTTAGGGATCAATCATACAGGTGCATTAACTAAGATGTTAAGTGCATTAGGTGAAAAAATTGAAATTGAAGTTAAAGATGCAGCCGGCAAGAATTATGCAATGTGTATTTCGGAAGGAAGTACCCGCGCAACATTCATGTTAGCAGATACAACGGTTATTCCAGCAGTTCCTAGCATTAATGCAGAACCAGAATATGTTGTACAAGTTGCCGTTAATGATGACTTTATTAACAAGTTCATCAAAGCAAAAAATGCATTACCAGACGCAAAGAATTTTGCAGTACAAGTAAAAGCAGGAATTGTTAAATTTATTATCAATTACACAACAGTTAATTCCGATAACATTACTTTTGAAGTAGGAACAACAACGGCTGACGATATGGAACCTGTATGCTTTTCAGCAGACAAATTAAAAGAAGTATTAGTTGCAAATAAAGGCGATGTAGGACAATTGCATGTATCTCCCGATGGATTATCGCGAATAGATTTTGTTGGAACTGATTTCGAATCTAGCTATTGGTTAGTAATGTTACAAAATTAATATGCAGATAGATATAGTAAATAAATCACCCAATGCGTTACCGGCTTATGAAACTCCTAGTAGCGCAGGAATGGATGTTCGTTGTGTGGATAAACTTACAATAAACCCAGGCGAACGAGTATTAGCAAAAACGGGACTTTATGTAGAAATTCCAATTGGATATGAAATACAAGTAAGACCTAGAAGCGGCCTAGCATTGAAACAAGGAATAACTGTATTGAATACTCCCGGTACTATTGATGCTGACTACCGCGGAGAAATAGGAGTAATATTAATAAATCATGGTTCAACTGTTGTTGAGTTTATGCCAGGAGACAGAATTGCACAAATTGTATTGAATAAAATTGAAATAATACAATGGAGTCAATCCAATTCATTAACTGGAACAAAACGTGGCACCGGAGGATTTGGATCAACAGGAAAATAACATATGTACGGACAACAAGAAAATACATTATGGACGGAAGCGTTTCGTCCTAACACATTAGAAGGATATATTAGTAATGAACATATCATCGAAAAAGTTAAAATTTTTATTGCCAATGGTGATGTGCCGCATCTATTATTTTACGGCTCGGCAGGAACCGGTAAAACTACATTGGCAAAGATTATTGCAAATAGCGTCGATGCTGATCTAATGTATATTAATGCATCAGATGAAAACTCAGTTGATGCTGTTAGAGATAAAATTAAACGTTATGCATCAACAGTAGGATTTAAACGTTGGAAAATCATTATTTTAGATGAAGCAGATTACTTGACACCTAATGCACAAGCAGCTCTTCGTAACTTGATGGAAACATATAGCAAAACAACACGTTTCATTTTAACATGCAATTATGTTGAAAAGATTATTGATCCAATACAATCACGTTGTCAGACATTTGCTATTATGCCTCCCAACAAAACAGATGTAGCAAAGCGACTAGTATCAGTATTAGAAGAAAAACAAGTGCAATATGACATCAAAGATATTGCAGCAATCATTAATGCATCATATCCAGATATTCGTAGAGCAATTAATACAGCTCAAAGTTGTGTAATTGAAAATCGATTAACATTGGATAAGGCAAGTGCAATACAAGCAAATTATATGACAGAGGTACTAGAAATGCTTAAGGATGCTAAAGACAAAAAAGTTGCATTCACTAAAATTAGACAATGCATTGCCGACAGCAAAGTTAGAGACTTTACTCCAATGTATACTTTCTTGTATGATAATTTAGATGAATTTGCTCATGGGCATATTGCCCCATGTATTTTGATTATTGCAGAATCACAATTTAAAGATGCTAGCGTGGTTGATAAAGAAATTAATATAATGGCAATGTTTGTTAACATACTAGGAGAAATTTAAAATAATGTCGATATCGTATCACAAAAGCATGGTAACTATTATATTTAAAACATCTAATAGAGCTAATGCTAAAACAAAAATAAAAACGTTTCGCAACAAATCAATTGATGATATTTTATCGGCTAAACGAATAATAGGAATTCCAGAGACTTCAATTATTTTGGAATTAGGAATAGGCAAAGAACTAGAATATCAATACAGAAAACGATATAAATTATAATGGCAAAACAAAAAGTTACTAAATCAGTTAATACTATTAAAGCGGCAACATTGTTTGATTTTATTGATGGCGTTACTCACAAAAAGAAAGAATGGTCTGCTTGGACTGATATGGATCAAAAAGCATTTAGTCCATTTATGACAAATCGATTCTTATCAATGCGTATGGAGCTGACGGAACTTATTAATGAGTTTCAAACATATACAATTGGATTATTACGTCCACAAGAAACTTATCGATTGTATTATGATTTATTGCCTACTAACAAAACATATGCAAAATACATAAAAGGCAAATCTGAAGATAAATTTGATAAAGCATTAGTTGCACAAATTGCAGAACATTATCAAATTAGTTTGTATGAAGCTGCAGATTACGTGGAATTGATGGATACGTCTGAATGTGAACGAATCTTAACGTTATATGGATATAGTGATGGTGACAAGAAAAAATTATTAAAAGGAATCAAATGAGCAACATACATACACAATCACATTACAGAGGTAAAGACAGCCTTTATAAATTTGCTGAAGAGTGGGCATTAAACGCTTATGAATTTGATATCATTAAACGTGTTGTAAGATGTCGACACAAAGGATCCTTTACGGAAGATTTAACAAAGACTCAAGACCTAATTGACATTTATCTACAAGAGCAACAACATAAATATATCAAGGTAACACCAGATTACCTAGATCTAGATGACCCCTTTATTTCTACAGATGTAATGCC